ATATATGATATTATTAGACTAAGGAGGAGGTATGATTGAAGAAGAAATATATTTGAACACCTTGATAGCAGAGGCACAGTTACAAATGACAATAGGGTATATTGCATTTGGAATGTGTGTTATGTTAGGTATAACTTTATGGATATATAGGAGATGAGGTATGATAAACTGTAGTAAGAGCGATTTGATAAAAGTTTTCTATGCTTTTGCAGATGATAACGCTGAGTTAATTTTTAACTACATAGATAAACAAGGTAACGAAACAAAGAACAGAAGATTTAAACCTTTTAAGATAGAATATGCAGGAGAAACTGATGATGATAAAACTGAATTAGAAGTTGATGAAGTATTAGTTACAGGACTTTGTCCTATCTTTACTGATGATGGTGTGATTGATTGGCAACAAAGAAAGTTTTATTTAGAGTGGATGTCTTGCATTAGAGTATATCAAGAGATACGATATGCAGAGATGTTAGATTCAAAAACTTGGAACAGACTATGAACATATTTTATTTTTATGATTGTCCTGTTAAATCAGCACAAGCACAACCAGATAAGATGCTAGT